CCTGTTGATGATAACGGTTTTGGGGCTATGGAGGCTTTTATTGAAAGAGCTAAAATAAGCCCATTATATCAAAATATAATGGGTGGCCAAGAACTTGGTGAAGAAGCCATCATGCGTAATGCTGGTGCAACTGGTGGTTTAAGATCAGGAAATGTACAAGGTAATATGTATGACTACATTACCCAACTTCAGAACCAAGCTTTGTTGAGTTCATACAATGAGCAATTACAGGGTCTTCAGGGTATGGCAGGTTTACAAACAAACCAGAATGCAATTGCTCAGCAGATGGGTAATATTGGACAAACTTATGCACAAGGTCAAACTGCTGCTGCTACTGCCCAGAATCAAGGGGTTACAAATTGGCTTAATACTGGACTCGGTATTGGTGGTTTGATTATGGCTTCTGATATTCGCCTCAAGAAAAATATAAAGAAAATCGGTAAAGTCAGTGGCTTCAACTTCTATTCTTTTGACTGGAATTCTATTGCAGAAAAACTGGGCCTCACAGGATCAACTTTGGGATGTATGGCTCATGAAGTATATGATGTTAAACCTGAAGCAATTGTTCTCAGAAATGATTTTATGTGGATAAATTACTCAATGATAGGAGTATTCTAAAATGAGAGGTAATCCATTCTATGTAGATCCAGGCGGAAACCTTCTTCCAGGGCTGCAAGCTCTTCAACGGGGTATGCTTATTGGTGATAAAAAACAAGCAATAGAGGATGCAGAGGCAAAAAAGAAGAAAGCTGCTGCAGCTGCTATTGCAGCATACAAAACCAATGACCCAGACATAATCGCAGAAACTATCCTCAAGAACCCAGAGATAGGTGAAACTCTTGGTGAGTTATATGATAAACGCCGTGATTATGCTAAAGAAGATTACGCCTCTTCTTTGGAATCACTATTAACAGAAATTGAAACCACTGGTACTTTAAAAGAGGAAGAAACGCCACCACCGGGTGCAGATGGGATTATTGAAGAAGACCTTCCTCCAGATGTAGTTCCACCTCCGACTGCTCCTGGAGGCCTCCAAGGCATCGCTGGGGGCACCCCTCCCCCAGTTGCGGCATCTGCACCCGGTGGAAAACCAACTACTAAAACTGATATTGTAAAAAGTGTTTTTAGGAAAAACCCTGAAGCTGGCAAAAAGATGATTGAGTATGAGTTTGCCAAAAATGATCCTGACCGATATAAAGCTTGGAAAGAAGTTTACCGTGGTGATTCTAAAGGAACCAAAAGTTCCATTAAGAAAATGATCGATGAACGCCAAGCTCTTTTAGACCAAGGATTAAAACCTGATGATCCAAAAGTCAAAGCTTATGATAGAAAACTTTGGCCTGAAAATGAAGGAGCTCCTAGTAACTTAAAAAAGATGATTGATGAAAGAGCTACTTTTTTAGAAAATGGAGCTGATCCAAATAGCGATATTATCAAAGGCTATAACAATCGTATTTTGGGTGAGGCTGCTGATAAAGTTTATAGTCCTAGTCCATTAAAGAAACTCATTCAAGAACGCCAACAGTATATTAAAGATGGCATGAAGCTCGATGACCCCATAATTAAAGCTTATGACAATAAAATTGCTGGTATCGATATTGATATTGAAGAACTTTCACAAGAAGAAATTGATATGTGGGGTGCTTGGATAAATGCAACAGGAAAAATGCCTTCTGTTGGTCGCGGTAAACAAGCCACTAAAATTAGGGCAGCTATTCTTAAAAGTGCTGCTCGACAAGCTATTGGCGGAACAGGTATTGGTGATCCAAAGAAAACACCATTAAAAGCAGCTATGGAAGTTGTTGGGAAACAAGCCGATACAAAAGCAATTGGTGTAGCTCTTGGACAACTTGAGAAACAAACAGCCATGATGTCTAGTTTTGTTACCAATATGGATAAGCAAGTTGTCAGATTTAATGAAATAGCAAGAGAGCTTGACCAAGGTGGTATTAGAATTCTTAATGTTCCTCGTAGACTGTGGAGGAGCAAAATTATGGGTCATCCATTACAAGCAAAATATGACATGTATCTCACAGAAATTGAGTCTGAAATTGGTAAACTTGCTACAGGTTCAGCTGCATCAGTTGCTGAACTTTCAACTGGTGCACAAGAAAGATGGGATAAAATCCATGATAAAAATCTAAGCGCTGAAGATATTATCTCTTTAATTAATGAGACATCTCATGCAGCTAAAATGCGAATGAGAAGTGTGGAAGACACATTAGAAGCAACTCGCAAAAGAATGCGAGATAGAAGATATAAGAAAACTCAAGTAACAGAACCTGGTGGAAAACTCCCAGTTGTTGGATCAAAAGAAGAATACGATAAACTTGATTCAGGTGATTTTTATATTAATAAAAAAACTGGAAAGAAAACGAGGAAACCATAATGGAAGAATATGAGTATAACTTTGATGTTACGAAAGAAGCTGAGCCATACATAAATAAAGTTAATTCTACTGAAGAGCTTTATGGTTTACCGAAAAATATGTTGGCGAATTTAATTCATACTGAAAGTGGATTTAATCCTGAAGCTTTAGGTCCTGAAACTAAATATGGTAAAGCTCAAGGCATAACTCAAATTATTCCTCAATTCCATCCAGATATAGATCCTTATGATCCTGAAGCCTCAATAGATTATGCTGGAAGTAAGCTAAGAGAATATTATGAGGAATTTGGCAGCTGGGATGCTGCTATTGCATCATGGAATGCCGGTCCTACTAATATGAGAAAGCATGGGTTAGAAGGCATAGGAAAAATCAAAGGCTTCAAAGAAACACAAAACTATCTCAAAAAGATAAACGCAAATAGAAGAGTTATTCAAGCTCAACAATCTCTTGAACCCAATGAAACTGATGAATTTGGTGGGCAACCTGCAGAAGAGGCTGATGAATGGGGTGGTATACCTGTCAAAGAAGAACCTGAAACAGATGAATTTGGTGGACAGGTATATGAAGATCCAAGAGATATGAAATGGGAAAAACCGCTTCCTTTGGGACAGCGTATAATTGATGAACAAGTTAGACCAGTTCTTCAAGGCCTCGGTAGCGCTGCAGGTCTTATAATAGGTGGTGGAGGTGGCGCTGTTGGTGGTACTGCTGTTGCCCCAGTTGCTGGAACCATCGCTGGAACTGCTGCAGGTGGTGTTGCAGGTGGCGCTTTAGGATATGCTATGGGTGATGAAATAGCAGATCTTCTCCAGGAATGGCTGGGGTATTATGAACCTAAACCTGTAATATTAAACCTTAAGGAAGCTGGTAAAAATGTTGTAGAAGGTCTTACTTATGAAATGGGTGGAGCTGCTGTTGGACCGGCTATGGGCGCAATGGCACCTTCAGTGGTAAAACAAGGAAAAGGTCTTGGAAGAATACCTGGAGTGAAAAGAGCTACAAAGTTTGTAAGTGATATGCTTCCAAGGACTGATAAAGGAGCTAAAAAACAAGCCGGTGAAATACTTGCAGCTTATACTGCAAGTGGCCCTTTAATGGTTAAAAATGCAGAAGAAGCTAAGATGTTAGAGGACATGATTCCTGGTCTTAAATTTGATTTAGGCCAATTAACTGGGGATGCTGGCGTTGTAAAATTCATGAAAGAAGGTGTTGATGATGCTGGTGAATTGGCTGCTGCACGAGCTGAACGAATAGCCAGTAATACTAAAGCAATCAATGACTTTATTAAGAAAACAAAAGGGGCTAGAGGGGTTGATGATCCAAGAAGAGCTCTTAAAGCTATACGATCAATGTCTGATGAAATACAGTCGCTTGCCAAAGAAAACATGGAAAGACAAACAACTGCTTTGAGGTCTGAAACAGGTCCAACTGAAAGAGGCCAAACAATTCGTGGTTTCTTAGAATCAGGAGAAAAACAAGCTCGTAAAAAAGCAGAAGAATTATTTGATAAAGTTCCTGAACAAGACCAAATTGTCGATGATCTTATTGATGGTTTTGAGAACATCTTGAAACCTAAACATGCCACTGAAGGCAGAGATAAATTTCCTAAAGTATTGCGTGATGCTTTAGAAATCATGAAGAAAGGTGGTAAGAAAAAAGCAGCTGATGATGATATAATGAAGACTGCTCGTAAAGTCTATGAAAACGTTGAAGAACAATTACCAAAAGAAACTCCAACTGCTCATGCTTATAGAATCGCAAGATCAGGAAAATATACTCCTGCTGAAGCTAGAGCTAAAGCAGATATTTTCTACAAACAATCTGAAAAACTTGTAAAAGAAGATCCCCAGAAAGCTATGGAAATGGCTCAAAAAGGATCTAATTGGCGTGAAGCTGCTGAAGCTATGGAAGGTGCTCCTCAACATAAGGGTTGGGATAAAGTTCCTGGTGAAGCAGCCGAAGAAACAGAAAGAGTTGTTGAGCCTACAATGACTCTTAAAGATATCCAGGGCTTAAGAAGTGAAATCCTGGAAGACCTTAGAACTGCTAAAGATAAAAATCTGCCTAGAAGTCTTCGTAAACGCTTAGTACAAGCCGTTGATTTAATAGATAAAAAACTTGGAGCAACGGCAGAAACAGATGAAGTAGTTTATCATATTGCTAAAAGGCCATATAAAGGTGGTAAACCAGATAAGGGAGCATATGTTGCTGGTAAAAGACAAGATGGAACTTATACAGGTGAAGATTTTGTTGAAGAATTTGCTGGTGATCCTGTTTACGGCTACGGTGAAAAAGTACATGCTATTGTAGTACCCAAAGATGCTAAAATTCTTGATTTAAAAAGTGGATCAAAAGATGCCAAACAGTTTATGAAAGAGTTTGGTGCAGAAAATTATGATGATATGTATAATTTCTGGGCTGATGCTGGTGATGAACTAGGGAAAAAAGCTCGTAAACTGGGATACGAGGGTGTTCAATTCAATGAAGAACGATATTTCACAAAAGAGTTATTCGATAGATCTACTTCTAAAGGCGTCTTTAAACCTGGAGAGATTCCAAAAACAGCTGGTAAAGCTCCTAGCCAACAGCTTCAGGAAGCTCAAAAGTTTTTCCGTGAAAATGTCATTGAAAAATATGGCAAAGGTACTGCAGGACGAGTATTGCGTGGTGAAGAGACTATTTCAGATCCTATGGTTGCTGATGCATTCTTTAAGCCAGGATTTAAAGGTGAGCAAACTGCTGCAGATTTCATGAAAGTATTTGGTGACAATAAACAAGCAAAACAGGCAATGAAAGAACATATAAACCAAAAAATCCTTGGTTTAAGAAGCCCACAGACTGATGAAATTACTAAAGCTTCTTTAACAAGATTTTTGAGAAATCATCAATGGGCAATCAAAAAATTAGGATTAGGCAAAGAATATAGTTCTTTATACAAAGCTAGATTGGCGGCAGATAAAGCATTAGCCGCTAGTAAAGAATTTGAAAAATCAGCTGCTTCACGAGCTTTAAATGCTGATGTGAATGAATTCATAAAAACGGCTTTTTCTAAAGGCTCTAAAAGAGAGTCTGCCATAGATATGATGAAGCAGTTAGATACAGCTCTTAAGCCTTTTAGTAAAGCTGATAGAAAGAGAGCTACTAAAGGCTTGCAAAGCGCATTTATAGATGAAATCTTAACAGAAGTTCCTTTGGAAGGGACAACAAGGGAATTATTTGCTGCCGATAAGATGGCTTCACAATTCAGAAAATATGATCCAGCTTTAAAAGTAATATTTAAAGACAATCCAGAAAAGCTTAAAGCTATGCATGCTGTTAGAAAAGCTGTAAAAGCTTTGCAATACCAAACCGGTGAGAAAGCAGAAATTGGTGAAAGGTATGCTGCTGATGTTTTTAGAAGAATGGCTTTCTTACATGGACATACAGCTGTTGCGGCTGTTGATATTTCAAGAAAAATGATTAGATCTTTACGTGGCATAAGTAAAGAGAAAATACATAAGTATGTTAATCGTGGTATTCTTGACCCAGAAGTGGCATACGAATTAATGCAAGCTGCCAAAGGTGGTTCCAAAAAGAAAATTGATCACAAAATATATAGCAGTTTAGTTCGCTTAGGTTTAATAGCTCCCCAAAGAAAAGAAGATGAAAGGAGTAAGCGCTAATGACTTCCAGTTTGGTTATTTTTGCTCCACAATATTTCCCATTAGCAGATGCTGGTGCACCAGCAGGTGGTGGTAGCCTTTATATTGGTGAACCTGATACTGATCCCACTGATTCTGATAATCAAATAACTGTTCAAGCTTTAGATGAGGATGGTACTTTAAATACAATATCACAACCAATTACTTTAAGTGGAGGTGGTATTCCATTATATAATGGCTCACCGGTATCTCTTTATGTTACACAAGCATATTCAATGACAGTTTTAGATATTAATGGTGCTCAGCTGTTTTATGTACCTGATTCGCCAGCATATGTACTTTCAGATACTCTTGATATAACTGGTCCAATTAACTCTGAATTAGGCGTGACATCAGATGCTTGGCCATCCAATAACAATCTCGCACAATTTGATGGCAATGATCCTGCAGGTATTGAAGACTCAGGAGAAAGTGTAAGTTCAATTGGCGTATTAGATACTCCTGCTGAATGGACTGCCCAACAAAATAACGATGAAACAGCCATTACCAGTTCCAGTAATTCTGTAGCATGGAATGTGAATACTGCTCAAATAGCTGTTCATACATTAACTGAGAATACTACAATAGCAGCTCCTACAAATCTCAAACAAGGCGGTTATTATTCTCTTAGGGTTGTGCAAGCTGCAGGTGTATATACTTTAGCATGGAATGCTATTTTTGATTGGGGCTCAGGATCTGCATCTGCAGCTCCTGCAGCAGATGGTGATGAAATTCTTGTAACGTTTTATTATAATGGAACTATTATGATGGCTGTTGAGTCTTTTAGGAAGGAAGCTTAATGTTACCTTTTGTAAAGCCAATGATAATGACTAATGGTAGTGGTAGTGGTTATTTAATCGACGTTTGTACTGAACCTAACTTAACAATATATGATCCAGGTGGATTAGATATAATAGATTTAGTTGGCACTGATAGAAATCCTGGATGTGCGGGTATATTTTATAATAATGTACCACGAGATGAAAACTTACAAGTTTATGTAGACATGGGTACTAATTACTTTGGATCAACATTTGAAATAAAATTTGAAATGGATATTGAATCTTGTCTACTATATGGTATGGCTAGTTTATTATCTTTGTCAAATGTTGCACCACAAAGTCAAGCGCAATTAGAAGCTACTACTGAAGGAATGAATCTTAAAACTTCTAGAAATCTTAACAAAGTACTATGGAGGTTAAGAGATGAGGGTACAGGCAATGAAGACAGCAGCTATTCAGTAGCAAGTTTTTCCACTAATACTCCTCGTTTATGGTGTAATTTTATCAGAAATCCAGTAACTACACTGACAATGCAATGGTGGGAAGATGCTGATAGAACTTCAAAATATATAGGAGACTCAGTAATAACATGCGATTCTTTTGATAAGTTTAGATATATCTATTTATTTCAGAATAGATTTCAGGCTGGTAAAACTGATACTATAAGGGGGTATGGTTATAATTATGAGATTATTTCACCGCTAGTTACTTAACGCTTTAAAGCATCCAATAATTTTCTTTGGGTTGCATCATCTGACGCTAACACTTTAGCCACTCGTTGATCTACTGTATCTTCCATAACTAAATGATTAACAACCACATGATTAGATTCTTGACCTTGCCGCCTTAATCTACCATTTAACTGTTGATAATCTTCGAGGCTCCATGTCAGAGCAAACCACAATAATATATGTCCACCAGCTTGAAGATTCACGCTTTTACTCAGACTCCGTGGATGACAGAGTAGAAGAGGTAAATCTCCTTCATTCCACGCATTTATATAATACTTACGTTCACTTGGTTTTGTTCCCCCGACGATACATGGTACATTACTATCAATAAATTCTTTAATCATTTTCAGCTCAAACTTAAACTGTATTGGACAGAGTATAGGTTGGCCTGCAGAACTCTCTAATAAATTCTTTAGAGCATTGACTTTAATCTGATGCAATGGATAAAAGCTACCATCTTTCTGATCAGTATATACCGCCCCTTGAATAAACTGTCTAAGTTTCATTGATAATCCAGCCGCACTGAACGCTGTTGCACCAGCTTCTTCAAATTCAAGAAAGAAGTTATCTTCCAATTCTTTATATTGTGATCGTAATTGTGGGGGTAACTTTAATACAATATCATTGTAAATAAACCTGGGTAAATCTAAATGATCATCACCTTCAAGCCTATAAGTAATATCTTTAACTTTGTCTCTTATGGCTTCAAAACCACCCTTGCGAAGAGTTGTCTTATATAATGGTGGGCCAGTGTAATTAAAATACCTTCCTCTGAATCTATAGTAACTTGAGAATAACCGCTCACCTTTATCCAGCATATAGTATTGTGACCAGAGATTGTGGTATCCTTTTGGTGCAGGAGTGGCAGACAGGTCTAATCTATAATCACTCCATAATGGCATCATCTTTCTCAGGGTTTTAAATCTTAAGGTTGTTGGTGATTTGATAAGTGAAGACTCATCTAGTATTAACATACGTCTTTTCCATCGCACTTTCCCGCTGGTCATCTCATTATTAAACCACTTTAGTCCATCATAGTTTATTAATAAAAAATCAGCATCTGAATGGTGCAATACATTGCTTTTGTTTGGTCCATGTAAAATACTATAAGTAAACTCTGGATACCATTTTTCAATCTCTTTAGGCCATGTGTCATAGATAGCATCTAGATTTCCAAACACAATAGCCGGTTGTTTAATAATCTTTTTGACCGTCATAGATACAACAGTCTTACCCAAGCCTAGATCCATAGCAAGAAACACAGTCTTATTCCGTAAACAGAATTCAACTGCTTTCTTTTGGTACTCGTGTAGCTTCAGCATCTTTTAATTCCTCTTCTTCAAGGTAATCTTCTAATCCATGATAGGCAGCAAACTCATCACAATAGTATCCACATTCTTTACCTTTTTTGTCTGTGTAATACCAAGTCATAAATTTGCCTTTATAAACTTTTAATGGTTCTAATTTTTGGCTCATCGTTTATACATATCCTTTCAATCCAGAATTGTCTACATTATCGTTTTAAGAAAACTAATAGGGTAAGTAGAGCCTTCTAAATTTTATCGTTCATGATCGTATAGAAGGCCCATTTAGTTCATATCAGTCCTAACTATCGTTTATATCAAAAATATTAAAAGTCTCAGACTTCTTTATCCGGATCCGTTTTAGCAATACCAAAAGAATATACTTTTTGATTTTTCAAATAGTTTAAGACCTCTGAACGCTCATAAAGAATAGCTTTGCTTGTTGGCTTAATGTGATCTATGAATTTTTGTTTACCCTGAATATGATAACTACGAAGATCCCGGATTCTTTTAGGCTCAACTCCTAAGAAACTGGCTAACTCTTGTTCGCTAATATACATCTCTTGGATGTACTCTAATAATGTCGACATACTACACCTCCTTGTCTGGGCGGAAGTCAAAGAATCTAGCGTGCCGCATATTGCCATCATCAGTTTCTTCCATGTAATGAATTTCAATCATCATACCAATGATTAGTTTAGGTTTTTTCCAATACGTTTCCCGTTGATGATCACTCCAGCCACCTCCAACTTTATTTGGTTTACCTTTAAAATTCACTATAACACCGCCAAGTTGACCTGTGTATTTTCCTTTGCCTTCATAAATATCAAGGACTTTTGCGTCATAAGTTTTAAGTGGTTTCATCTTCATCCAACGGTATGAACGATTACCAACATATTCATAATCATATGGAGTGATAACTGCACCTTCATATCCTTGCCTACGACACAGTTTATAAAACATTTCAACATCATCTCTGTTGTGAAGAAGTTGTCGCTTGATCTTGTGGATATCAGGGCCAATAAAATGCAAATCATCCATCATAGTAATTCGATGAATAAGAGGTTCTTTAATTGTTGGTAACTCAATCATTTTAAACTGAGCATCAGGTGTAGGATCATCACTTCGTATCCATCCAGAACCTACTTGAAATGAAACTCCTGGGACAACTAACTCACCATCAATATCTTGAGTTATATCCTTCAACTGTTTTTGCAAATGACCAAGCCCTACATACTCATGACCATTACGTGAAAAGAATTTGCCTTGTTTAAATGTGCCACGAACACCATCAATTTTAGTCGATCCCCAACATGGATAACTAAGACGATGTTCTTCAAACAATTTTGCCAGCATAACATCGTGTGTTGGTATTAACCCAGGCAATGCTTTGTTAATGGTTTTAATGCCCATGCCCATGCGAAGATCTTTTTTGAGAATCTTCTGAAATAAATCAGCCGAAGCACGTGTCATTCTTTTGGTATGGTTGTTAACTACTGTTTGAGCCTGATAGCCTGAGATTCTTCTTTTAGATAACTGGTTAAGAATCCCCCAGGTTTCATCAGAAAACTGTTCGTTACCCGTACCAGGAGAACATTTGGTTAAATAGTATTTGATGTATGGATTATATGCGGCATACAAATACTTGCTGATGCTTGGATTCATATTCAGCATATGAATCTTAGAATGGCCTCTAGTTGTCGCAACCACACTAATTATGGATGCGGCTTTGTCACTACTCATTGGATCCATTTAATTCCTCCTTTAGTTTACCTGTCGGTTTGAATACAGTCCCAGGACCATTATCCCAATCCATTCTGCCTTCATGCCCAGGACAATAATCTCTGGGCCATGGAGAAGTCCCACCATGGTGAGAACCATAAGTGAATCCACAGTTCCCACACAGCTCTCGTAAGTAGTCAGTCATTGGATCCATTTAATTCCTCCTTTATCACAGCTATGAGGGTATCGACTTTTTCTTTACTGTCAATGACCACAACGTTATTGCCAAGGTGGTTTAAGTATTGTAAGACTTTTAACTGTAGCGGGGTTGGTGCTTTACCAGGAGCCTTACACTCGACAAATACTATCCGTCCTTGCGGGAAGCAACAGATTCTATCAGGAACTGCTCTATTACTTGGGGACGAAAATTTGTAAGCTTTACCACCGTGTAATTGTACCTTATAGACAAGATACTTTTCAATATCTCGTTCACGCAGTTTTGCTTTCATGGTATTAGCTCTCCTTCTACTCCACGTTCAATTCGATTTGCTGTTCGTTTCTCAAGCCACATAAGAGCTTCTTCCAGTTTTGTAATGGCAATTGAATTTTCGCGGCATTTAAATTTGCCACCATGAAGTTTTTCATTGAGGTGTTTAATCCTGTGAATAAGGACTTTAATAACCTCTTCATTTGTGACCCCATCAATTTCAAGACCTGATTCTCCTTTGAAATAAAATTGCAATTTCATAAAATCATCTTCAACAAAAGTCTCCATAACATAATTGTGACAATCATCCATACATTTCATAATTTACCTCCTTTACATTTTTCTGTAGCGTTTTTCAATTACACCTTCAGTCTTCAAAGGTAAGCCAGCTGCCCATTCAGGCATATTACACAAATGAATATTAACACCATTTAATGTGGTTTCATCACAGCGTTCATCCACCTCAAGGATAACTTCATCATGAACGGAACCTATAATTTTAAAGCCTGCATAGTCTAGATTAAGTTTTCCTTCAGCTATAATATCTCTTGACAGCGCTTGGATAATGTTTTCAACGAATCGGCCAGGGATGATTTTTAATCGTTGCCACTTTTTAGTATATGGGTTGATGCCCATTGCAGTTACTTCAGGTCCATAGTCACCTTCCCTAATCTCAGGTTTATTGTAATATAAATTACGACCTGAAGGTATAGTTAACTGTAACCATGGAGTTTTATTACGGTCACGTATCAACTTAAATTGACACTTAGGTACTTCAAAAGGGATACCTGGATTTGTGATAGCATTAATTGCTGCAGTTCTGCATTGATACCAAAAAGAAACAACGAGGCTATATCTCGTTCTCCAGGCGTTTACACCCTCTTGAGCAACTGATTCAGAAACAGGAGTTCCATAGCCTTCCATATATTTCATAAATCCTCGCCAACCTAGGCCATAACCGCAGCCAAGAACGAGTTGTTTACCCATGTATCTTTCTTGATCTGTAATATTATCATAAGGTTTCTTGAGAAGAAAAGCTGCCATGTCTTTATACTGATCAAGGCCTTTACGAAATAACTCAAGAGTCTTATGATCATCAACTGTCCAAGCTAATCCACGATTCTCAATACCTGTATAGTCAACGTAGCAGAGTTTCTTTCCCTTTGGTGCACAAATCATTCCTCGTATGATAGACTTAGCAGCATTGATAGGATCATCTTCAATAATCTCATAGTTCATGAATTGATCTATAATTGGCTGTGCATCGGTTACTTTAGATCTAGGCAGGTTATGTAGCTGAAAATCTAAACCACCCCATCTACCTGTTGATGCAGCATAATATCTCAAGTTATCATAAATACGTTTGTCATGACACCTGTCTATCAGTTTGAGGTATTTAGCTGTAGAAGACCTTCCCAATTCTTGGCGAAGCTGAAGCACAGTTCTTTGTTTTTCAGTAAGATCAACACGGTTTAATAGTTTCTCAACAGTAGCTGCTTGAAGATTGGGAACAACCATTCCTTGATTGCGAAGCCACTCAACTATTCGTTTATTTTGAGTGGCCTTAGTTACTTTATTATCTGTGAGACTTGGAAGCAATTCATTCATGTCTTCTTTGTAAATTTCTGTTAGCCTATAGATTACTTTAGCAGCGTCAATATCTATAGGCAAACCGTTGTCATTTATTTTAACGGTTAATTCCCAGATCTTTTGCTCTTTATCTGAAAGCTTAGATGCGGGTAGAGCATTCAACAGCTCATGCATAGAATTAACATCATCTTTACAGTACTGATAGAATTCCATAAGATCGACATGAGCATATTCAAACGGTGGAGTGCAAATCTTTTTAATGAGGGCTTTACCACGAGGATTTTTCTTGAGTTTTAAATCAAGATCATCACCTGCAGCAGCAAGTGATTGGTGATAAGTAAAACGACCACAAATAGCCATGACATCTATCCAAAAAGAATGGTGTATTCGTGGGAAATCATATTTAGGGCCAAGAGTATTCCATACAGCTATATCAAATTGTGCATTATGAGCATAAAATTTATGTATAGAATAATCAGTTACAAAGTCAGGAAGTGGATCACCTGGTTTCCACAATTCTGTAGGTTGATCATCAATTTTATATGCCATACAAATAATATCTGCTTCTCTACCTGCAAGATATTTTTTGCGGCCATGCTTTATTAGATCAACTTCAGATCTAGTTTCAAAATCTATGCCAATTAACATTAGACCTCCTTCCAGCATTCACTGCACATAACACGTTGTGTAACTGGAATATGCATAGCATAGTTATTGCCAAGCATAGGTTGGTCACACAAAGTTTTAATGGCATTTTTATCTGCTAAATGCCATTGCCCTAATCTTTTAACCCAGTCAATTTTATTTGATATTTTAAACACCCAATTGACTAAGTCTTCAGCATTTCCATAATGCGTTTTTCCGTTTAATACCCACCTATTTGTACTAGGATAGAAAGCAATGGTACCAAAAGAAACTTTAAAATTAAGTTGATAGCCGGCATTATAAACTTCGTAGTCGGCTTCTATTTTATTCAGATATCGCATGTTAGATTCTAGCCTAGATTCTCTTTCATCTTTGGCCATTTCTTTAAGAAAACGGAAATCATCACCCATATCACCCATGATTTTACCTCCTTATGATGAGAGGGTTGGCACCCTGGCATACGGTTCAGTTTAAGGTGCCAACCCTCCGGCTCCCCCATTGGAGCCTATTGCGGATTCGTGGCTACGGTCCTCTGCCGGCACATACCGAGCGTGACATTCCCCGACAGTGAATCCACAAATTCTGTAGGTTTACTCCAAGTCACCGTCAGTTGCGGGATCAGCTGCAGCCACATTATCAACAGCTTCATCTGTATATGCGCTGAATGCGTCCTCAGCTTTCTGACGACCATCAAGACGTTCACCTTCTTTAACCATCAAAAGGTTATTCAGGCCACATCCGACGCCACGATTACCTGCTTGGTTATACGGGAAGAAGTTAACATCTGCTCTTCCGTAACAACCTGAGTAGAAATCGTCGGGATCAAAGATTGGGACGGGTGAGGAGTCTTTTTGAGCTTTGACAACGCCCGGCTTGTTCTTCGATGTAGCATTGATGAAAAAACACCCTTTGTATTCAGGGCCTCGGTTACCTTGGTCAAATTCTTCATCACCGTCACGGATGGGAAGCCTGAGACCTTTCACTTGAGCCTGGGTGAACTTGTTGTTTTCAATGCCTTTTTGAACAGCATCATTAATGGCGGACTGTAGAGCTTTGATACCTTCCTTGTCCTCTTTTGAAACTAACATGGAAACAGAGTATTTGAGATCTCCAGAAGGTGTGGGTTTGGGTTCGAAACAATTGAGATATGAAAATCTTACAAGAGTTGTAATCATTTTGCCTCCTATTCATTTTGCAGAATATCTGCTATTTTGTGTTTGACATATTGCACTAGTCCATTGACAGATTTATCTATTTCGTTCTTGACATTGTCATCTTCAGTAAGATCTTTTTCAATAGCAATATCAAGCCTAATAGATTCATATGGTGCACTTTGAACAGTGCGGCCATACGAAATTCTTACTCGTTTAGCCATTTGCATCACCTCCTTTCTTACTATATCCGTTGTCTAAACGTTTATAGTTATTCTTGAGAACCTCATGGAACTTTAATTCAAGATCCTCAGACGTTATATGCAACTCTTCACAGATAGATACCAAAAAGAAAATAATATCGACAGCTTCACGAGTTGCATTATTTTTATCAAATGTTTGATTTCTGGCACTGCGCCAAGGTTTCCATGGTACACTATCAACTAATTCAGCAAGCTCCATCATAAGAGCCAAACTGCTGTTTCTCATTGACTGCATTCTTTGTTCAAGTGTATCAAATGGTCTATTGTGACCAAGGTGCTTATGATAATCTTCAATCAGTTTAAACATGGTTGCTACCTTCATAATGTACCCAATCTCCTTCCCACATATCTTTAGCATATGTATGTCTGTGTTCATTTAAGAAAACAATCCGCTTACAACTTGTATTCATTATGATGCGGATACAAGAGACACACGGACTGAGGGTTAAATAAATTGTGTGTATTTGTTCTGGAACTCTACACTGTAATAAGGCATTTTGTTCAGCATGAGCTGATGGGCATTCATTCGGGTCATTAAGCTTTTCTTTAACACAATAACCTTTGTCAATACAGTGTATATACCCCCGAGGAGACCCATTATAACCTGTAGCAATGATTTCATTTGCTGCATTCACGATGACACAGCCGACTTGCTTGTCTAAACAAGTAGACCGCTGTGCCATAGCCAATGCAACTCTTAAATATGCTTTATCTGCGGAAATCCGGGACATTTGCATCGATACACTCTTCAGCTTTCATTTTACCTTGGGTACAACCACCAAGAGTTTCACAGTCAGGACCGACCAAAGTAAAAAGCTCAGGCCACCATAGTAAACAGATGTGTCGCATTTTCTGAGCAAAATAATGCATCTCTGGTACATTACGTCTACAAAGTCTTTGGTTGAAAAAGTTAATCAATGAACGAGCATTAACTGTCCAAAGCAAATTCACGGCTTTTGCATTTGGAAGAACTTGCCGAGCTTCTTCCTTTGGAATACCAATACTAATCAAGTATGAATACATTTCATCAGCTTGATCTATAAATTCTTTGACAGCATCCATTTCAAGCATGTGAGAATCAAGGACATTTGGAAATTTATTGTATGTGGTATAGTGTTGGCTTGCAGATGTGAATGATCCCATGCGATGGCGAGTTATTTGTGCCAAAAAAGATCTGGAAACATTTTCAATTAGAACAGTGATGAAGCAATGTTCTAATGGTGATGTATGATTTGCATTAAACAGGAATTCAGTTAATCTAACTGCAGCATTTTGGCTGACTGATTTACTCAATTCCTGTTTTTGTGTGAGATTGCAAGCTAATGATACAACCTCACGAGGATTTTTTGTTTCCTGGATTATTTTAATTTTTAATGCTGAATACGGTTTTAATTCACTCATCAAGCACCCCCTCCAGATATTCATACATATAGCTTGCATAGTTAATTAGATCAAGAAGATTATCTTTCACAGACTCATTCTTAATCTCTGCCTCAGTTAAATTGGCAATATTAACCAGCCGTTTTGTTTTCACATGAATCATCTGTATATATGATTTAGCGCCAAAAGGGAAATAGTCTTTAATACCACCATAATCACGTTTCATGGCACGTATATCATGTGCTGCAAGAAAAGCGGGTGATAACTTTTTGTCGTTTTCCATCGTTTTGTCCTCCAGATAAAAAGAAAAGGCTACGCCGTAGCGTAGCCTTTAGTTAATCCCAATGTCTGAGGGGTTTATTCGAGGTCGTCACCTTCACTTTCGGCCTCATCAGCCTCAACTTCATCATCGCCGTCATCATCGCCATCATCTGCGGGTTCTTCAGAAGGTGCGGCAGCCAGGACAGCTTCGGCTTTGCCCAGGAGAATCTCAGAGAGTTCGAGTTCCGCTTCGGCCTTGATGTATTTCAATTCTTTCTCGCGGTTTTCTATGTCCGCTTCATAGGCCTTTTGAGCGTTGGTGAAAGCAGTGGATGCACGATTGGACCGTTTCTGTGCTTTTTCCACAGCTTCTGCAGGGGTAAGGACTTTACCTGTGGTTCCGCCGCCAGCTGCACGATGTGCTTCCCATTCTTCCGAGGAAACAATCTTCCACGTTCCGTCATCCTGTTTCATCGGGCAGTGACCCATCATCCGAAGATAGGTAAACTGTGAAGCCAGGCCTTTTTCTGTGGTTCCGGTTAACTCCAGGAGGGATTCTTTTGTAGCTCCTCCCTCTTCAATAGCCTTTTTGATGATGTCTCTCATCGCCATAGTAAAATACTCCTTTGTTTGAGGGTTGTTGTTAATGATTGCACCTGTTGCAATCGTCTAATTAATAATAGCATAGTTTATGCCAAAAGTAAACGATCCGCACAAGAAAAACTTCAAATTTATTTGGATACTATTCAAGTTTCTCCGGAGCTTGATGATTTGCAAAAACATCCACCGCAGTTGTTGTATCTTGTATAGCTGGACGCTTATCAGATAAACCAACAAGAGTGATCTTCCCTTCTGGCTGTTCATACAACTTTTTGAAGTCATCATTCTTTTTCAACGACTTAACTTCTTTTTCCAACTGACTGGGTGACCGCAATTTGGAAACAAATAGATCATCTATTTCCGTATTTTCAGACAGCCATTCCACAGCTTTCTTTGTGTCAATCCATTTACGATTAGATCTGCCACGTACAAGCTTCACACCGGGAAAAGAAACACCTTTAAGCATTTCTGTTTGCACATAAAGTATGATACTTTTGATGGCTTTCTCTACCATAGGAGCTTGATCAATTAAACTAACCAACTCTTCAGGAGTAGGGCATTCAGCAAGTTTAGCATTGGCTTCAAAAATTCTAGTTGCCAAGCTCTGCACATAATCAAATCTTGTGCGGCAATGATTTTGTGCTTCACACCATCTGCATTGTTCTATGCCTGGATTGAACTCATCAATTTCGCTTGCAGCTTTGTTGATAGCAACTGCAAGTGTGCCGTGTACCCACTCATAAAGCTCTTCAATTGTAAGTTCCCAAGAACTGAAGTTCTCAATAGCAGGTTGGACAATGTGAACAGTAACCGTCTGGATGGTAGTTGGCCACCCTATGGCACCAGCTGCATACGCTAATAACTGAGGATTTTCTTTGGCATACACTGGAACTCCAGAACCAAACTTCCAGTCAATTACATCCACATGACGTTTGATTGGATCTATGACTTGATAGTCAGAAGTTCCCCATACATCTGGTATACCCCAGTCGCTTAGGTCAATCCGAGTTTCAGATTTCACCATATAATTGGTGTGACCTTTGCTTGCCAAAAGAATTTCTAGAAAATCCTCGCATTCGCGTATCAGGAATTGATCATCTTTATCAAGATAATCGTATCCTGATTCCACGCCAGAGTAATACCTATCAAAAACTTTGTGCAGCATAGTGCCGTGTGCAGCATAACTGCTTGGCTTATCCTCTGAGATAGCTTTGGTTAGCGCCAATGACGCGATCAGGCCAACACTCCCAGGACATTCTATAATCCTTTTGAGTCTTGACGGTGAATAATTCGAATGATCCATAAGCTCTCCTTTCGTTAAGGGTTATTAATCACAAACCCATTCATATTGCTCAACTTTTTTGATTCCGACAAATACTTTTCTGCAAGTATCATCAACCTTCAATTCAAAGTTGAGTGCAATAACAGGTCTTTTACCATTGCCAAAAACTGGGTTTGGACATTCATATTTTACTCTGATTCGTCCATTGTAAAAATCAGGATCAGTAGTTTCAATTCCTTGAGACCAAAAGAAATCATCAAGGAAACAAAGGGTTTCTCTTTTAGTCATAGAATTTACATAGCTGTTTATTCCGTCATAATCACACCATATAGAACTGAATTGGATTTCTTTTTGCAGCTTGATCATCATAGGCCACAAAGACTTTGTTCTTTCAATTTCTCTGATAGCTTCACCGTTTTCTTTGAGCTGATCTTTAATCACAGTTTGATATGTTTTCATTTTGACATTTCCTTCCGGTCTATTTTAGACCACAATAAAAGATTAAACTCCATGTTGCTAAACAAAATAAGAATGGCCAAACGATTCTTTTCATGAATCCTAGTTTTGATGATGCATAACCTGGTTTTACTTTCATTTTACTGCCTCCTTTGGTTTAATTAATAAGCGTCACATCCCAACCAGGCTTCTGCATTACCATGATGTTGGGATGTGAGGTTTATTAATTAATCCATATTCTCTCCTTTCTTTGAGTTAACCGCATTCTCGCCTGCAAAAATAAAGCTTGCCCAGGTGAATTTATCACATTTGCAATCATTTATTTTACAGGCGCCGTGGCCGACGGCCAGACCATTAAGTAAATCCAAATGATCAGTTTTTTCATGACCACAATCACATAATTCGCCGATGATTGTTTCGAAAGATTCTGCCACAGTTCCTCCTAGTTCGTCAGTTTAGAGTGAACCCAATCAGCAAAAGCAATTTCACCATCAAAATCATAATTGCCTGAATTCATTGCAAAATCTCTCAGCTCTTCTACCATACAGCGTAGAGGAGTTGAGGATTCTTTTGCTTCAATCAGATAGTTAGTGCAATCTGGGGTAATTGCTTTAAGAGACCGGCCAGTTACTGTTTCACAATTACGAATGATGTCTTTGATGCTGATCATTGCTTCAGTCTCCAGGGCTTCAATCTCCTGCATTTTTGTGGGCTTAGTTTTGATACCCAACTCAGCTTCAAGTTCTTTGATACGATTTGCCATTTGTGCTTTTGTCATTTTGAATTCCTCCTAGTTTGCGGGTTTAATGATTTTGATTAGAACAAGTTCCTCTACCATTAAGTATTGATGAATAAGTAAAGCAGCTTTGGAGGCCATTTCTTCTCGAGTTATAAGACCATCAATATAATGCTGATCTAATTTCATGAGTTCATTCTCAAGTTCATGGTCAATTTCCAAACCGACTTCAATATTAGCTATACTTATCATGCTATTCATCCTCCTGACCAGGGTCAATGCCACCTGTATAAACTACAATAGAGATGTCACGTACAGGTCGTCCGGCTGGTCTGCTGAGTTCTTGTGGAAAATAAACAGTCCAAGGTTTTTTGCCAACAGTAGTGACATACCTATCACCACCAACATTTGTCGCTGCTTTAACAAGCTCAAAATCATACCTGTCTTTCATGTTTGACTCCTTTCATTTTGTGAGTTGACGTTGTGCTGCTGTTAATCCGTAATGATAATCCTTTGGTCAGTCTCTCACCATTAAGCCGGGACTGATATTAACGCCACTTTCAGGGGCAATGTTCTTACCTGTAGGCAAAGGATTATCATAGCTGATTAACAACCAATCAAAATCAAATCAGCTTTTTTGTTATACCTAATTTCAACCCTTTCTCCTGGACCAAAATCGCGTTTACTGCAGTATCTTCCGCCACCACCAAGTGATTCATACACAAAATCTTTACCGCCGAACCAATCAGCTAACGCAGCATCAGATGTCTTGTAATCACGGCCATAAGCAGGACTTACAATGTGATAACCTTCATCATAGTGATCTTTACAATCACAATCTGCAAAGTAATTACACATTACGCTCTCCTTTCAATGAATTTAAATAAGCACTGCCATAATAAAGTTCAGGTTTGACAGAGAATCTGCCACATTCAGATAAAAATGGATTTGTGATTGTTACACCATTATGTTTAAATGGTTTGCCAATCAAGGAAGAGTTTGGTGTAGGCTGGTAGTCAGGAAGCTCTTGATCATCATAGAGCTCAGCACAATATTTGTCATAGTGATATTCACCTTCATCACCCATGAATTCTCCGATAGAATTGTATTTACAAACAACTTCATCAGAGATAACTAAGATCTTGCCTGATTTCAATTTAATGATATCAAGCATTACATTTCCGCCTGAATTCCAGGTCTCAATGGACTTAATGAATTCAGAACCTTTGCTACAATCATACATATTCATTCCTCCCTATTCCCACATAAAGCGGAACTCATCTTTGACAGAACTAAACCATGTTAATCCGATTGTAAGTTCAATGTCAAGTAAAGTTATTAATTGTCTCATACAGACTAAATCATTTTTCCATTTCACAATGACCTCCTATAAAACATAAACTATAAGGTAGATCCAAAAAATAGAAAGCAGGAATCCAACGATTTGCCAGAACCTGCTCTCACCGAGTGTTTTGTCAATCTTTAACCAATTCATAATTACTTCTCCAAATTTTTTGAATGGTAGTAACATAATTTTCCTGGATGCAATGGATGAAATGGTTGCATGATTATTTCAGGATCATCACTCCAAGGTATTTTCCTACCAGTCAACCATTCTTCCCGTTTTGTTTCGCTTTTATCAACAATAAAGATTGCTTGTTGATTGCAAGCACCAAACCTACCAAAATGTTCACAAGTTTTTGGCACTACTTTTTCCTCCGATTTTGACGTTTTGACATTTTGGACATTTTGGATTTGCGTTTCCGCTCTATCCGCATTTGACGTTTTTCCTTGTCATTCATATAGCGTTGTTTCACTTTTTCTCACCACCTTTCTAGAAGTTATTTTGTGTTCTTTTTCAACCATCTTTTAAATTATACCACAATTACTACCAAAAGTAAACGTTTTTTATTAGAAAAACTACAAATAATTCTCTAAAAACTATCTATAAGTTGGGGAGGCATATTGTACCGAGTATATTGGGTTTGTGTTATAATTCCGTCCTGGATGAATGCATTTTTACTAGTTCTCAATGGAATCTTTTTATCAACAGTATCAGAATACTTTCCGCACAATCTTTTTAAGAGATGTTTTAATTCGGCAGGTCTAATAACAGCTTCAGGGTATCGTTGTTTAATAGCACCAGTAATTTCACTTATTTTCAGAATATCTTTGTTTGCTTGTATATTACCGTTGTCATAAGGAACTGGTGTATCATGGGTTAACATATCAAAATCAAATACTTCCCGCATTATAATTTCAAGATTTGATTGTGATCTAAAAGCTTCATTTTCTCTATATTGTTTTTGTAATATCTTTCCATCTAACTTCCAGGGATGTATACCATTCATCATTGCTTTCTTACCTTCAGTAATATAATATCTATAAAAATGGTGCCAGTTTATTTTCATCATAGCATCAGTATCAATCCACTTTACTTTAACCAATGCTAACCGACGATTACTATCCTGCTCAAACGGTAAAGTTCTTTTATTAGTGGTACCTACAAGCACCGCATTCTTGGGTTCCTTCTTCACTTCTTTCTCATAGATGGGTACATAATCAATAGTATCGCTGGTTACAAGTGACTTAAACAGTGAATCATTTTTCTTATTGTAAAATATTTCAAACTCATCAACTACTACCAACGCAGACGATACCAAAGAAGCACTGAAATCTCGTATACTTTTCGCACCACCCAGAGTCTCAGTTGAGTTCGTCACGAAATGAGTTCTTAATGCCGCAGGAAACAACATCGACCAAAATGTAGTTTTTCGACATGCTTCAGGTCCCGTCAATATCAACATGAAACTTCTTTGGGATAGTATTCTCTCGGGATTATATATCGGCATTACTAATTCGAAGAAGAGTGTATTGAAGAATGTCTTCACCATCTCTGGATCTTGACCGTCTCCTAAAGTAAGACATGACATCAGATAGTCTATATTAGAACATTCAATGTCAGTTCCTTTCTCAATTATATCTTCTGGTAAATCTTCTGGCTTTGTTTCCAACCACATCTTAAGCATGTTTGATTGTTTGACATGCCCTAACAAATAGAAATTAAACAGCTGCATAATAGGACCA